TACGTCATAACCAAATGGTATGACAGTGCAGAAGAATGTATAGATTTTTTAGAGGCAGAGTTAAATGCAATATAGTCCACACAACTACCAGCAAAGAGGTATAGAGCTACTGACAAAAGACAGTGGTGGCGCTGGGTTACTACTAGATCCTGGAATGGGTAAGACTGTAATAACCCTATGCGCTTTTGACATTTTAAAGGATGCAGGCCATGCCAAGAAAATGCTGGTGGTAGCCCCCATTAAACCGATGTATGGCACATGGCGGCAAGAGGCTGAAAAGTGGGATCACCTACAGCACCTTAAATTTAAGACATTGCATGGTGCAGGTAAGGCAGAAGCCTTGCATGAAGAAGCAGACATATACCTTATAAACCCAGAAGGTGTGCAGTGGTTGTGTGACCAAGCCAAGTGGCCAGACTTTGACATACTATGTATAGACGAGAGCACCAAGTTTAAAAGCTCAAGTAGTAAACGCTTTAAGTCTTTTAAAAAGCACCTAACAAAGTTTGACTACAGGTGGATATTAACTGGCACGTTCGTACCTAATGGGTTGCTAGATTTGTTTAGCCAAGTGTTCTTGATGGACTTAGGTGAGTCTTTGGGTAAGTACGTCACGCACTACAAGAATAAGTATTTTCACCAGACGGGGTTTGGCGGTTACACATACGAGCCATTCCCCCAAGCTGCTGACGAGATAGCCAAGAAGATAGCGCCCATGACGCTAAGGTTAAATGCAGAAGACTACCTAGACATGCCTGAGTTTAACAAAATAATCAGGAGGGTAGACCTACCAGAAAAAGCCCTAAAGCAATACAAGGAAATAGAAAAAGACTTTATAGCCGAGCTACAGGGTGGAACTATTGTGGCGGCCAATGCCGCAGCAGCAGGAACTAAGTGCAGGCAGATGGCCAACGGCGCAGTCTTTGATGAAAATAAGGAAGTGCTGGCCGTACATGAAGCCAAGATGCAGGCACTAGAGGAAATAGTAGAGGAAACAAATGGGCAGCCGCTGATAGTCGTGTATGAGTTTACACATGACAGAGACCGCATAATGAAAATGCTGGGTAAGACTGCCGTTTGTATAACAGGTGTGACTGGCAGAAAGTATGAGATAATACAGCAAGACTTTAATGCAGGTAATATCCCTTACTTAGTCATGCACAGTGGGAGCAGCCATGGTTTAAACATCCACGGTAACTGTCACCACATGGTTTGGTTCAGTGTTACTTGGAACCTTGAATGGTACATTCAAACTAAGGATAGGTTGTATCGGCAAGGGCAGGCCAGTAAAATGGTTTTGTGCTACATACTGGTAGCCAGCAAAACCCTAGACGAGCGTGTTGTTGACGTACTAGGTAGTAAAACCAAAGTACAAGATGACGTACATAAATTATTAATGGGAGAGTAACGTGGAAAAAACACCAATATTAGAGCGCATAGAGCGTTGGGTTAGCCTTGGCTATGTTGACAAGTATATAGTTGTACATCCTGACGATGTAGAGGCCATTTACAAACAAAAGTTGTTTGATGTATTTAGCCAGCCATTCAAGGTGCTGGGCACTGATGAAGTATTTGGCGGTGTTTTATAATGGGACAGGTTTTTAACATGGTAGACATACACTTGTGGGCTGGGACTATGCCACCAGTACTGACCGCTAAAAGTGCAGACGCTAAGGACTTGCTTGGCGAAAGCCCATTCATACCCATTGGTAATTTGGAGCACCTTATAGAAAGTATGCCCGACCATTGGGTGCTTATGGGTACAGAGGATGAGCCTACCGAAAAAGTGATGCTTATGTTTGTGGATAGAGTGTTGTCATAATGATAGAGTGGAAGTATAATACTTACTCTATTAACCAACCAGAGAAGTAAAATGACCGAAGAAACTAAAAAGAGTCGCCGTAGCAAGTTCAGTGTTTTGTACCCTGCGGACGCCACCCTCAAGCTACTTGTAAATGAAAACCCTAAAAAAGCAGGTTCTAAATCTGCTGTACGTTTTGATGGTTACTTGAATGCCAGCACTGTTGGCCAAGCGATCACAAATGGTGTTAAGTACCAAGACATTGCTTACGATGTCAGCCGAAAGTTTATTGAAGTTGCATAGTAAGTGTTTTAAAATTAAGCCCCTTCGGGGGCTTTTTTTATGGAGAGAATAAACTCATGCAAATACTAATACCTACTTATGGTAGGAAAGCTAAACAGACTACTTGGGATAACCTACCCCCAAGTGTAAGAGAAAGAACCAAGTTTGTAGTACAAGGTAAAGAGTGGGATGAGTACTGGTGCCGCACACAATACCCTGTTGTGGTGCTGCCAGAGTGGATAACCACGGTAGGGCCGACAAGACAGTGGATTATAGATAACTTCATGGGCAAAGTATTGCTACTAGATGACGACCTAGTGTTTGCCACTCGCCGCCAAGAAGATTTAGGTAAGTTTAAACCCAGCACCCCCGAAGATATAGAGGAGATGGTTGATACCATTGAGGTTACACTAGACAGTATTCCTGTTGTAGGGGTTTGCGCTAGAGAGGGGGGTAATAGGCAGACAGAATACTGGAGTGACAATACAAGAATAACAAGAGTTACAGGGCTTGACACTAGAATACTAAGTCACAATGATGTAAGGTATGACAGAACGCCTGTTATGGAAGACTTTGACATGCTGTTACAAATGTTAAAGTTAGGATACCCCAACGTTAGCCTTAATAACTGGGTTCATAACCAAGGCGGAAGTAATACCAAAGGAGGGTGTAGTACCTACAGAACTCCAGAGATACAAACAGAGGCGGCCAATAAGCTACACGAGCTTCATGAGCCGTTTGTTAAGGTAGTCAAGAAAACAACTAAGGCCGCATGGGGCGGTGGGGAGAGAACAGATGTTAATGTACAATGGAAACGAGCCTTTAAATTTGGACAAGCTAATTTACTGGATCAAAGAGCGATACTCAGTAAGGCTCAATAAAGAGAGTGGTGTAGAAAAGCCATGGAGCCTTGACCAAGTATTCCAAGAAACATACTTTTGTAATGTGCATAGGGAGGCTGACAGGGTTACTAAAGGTATTCGCCAGATGTGGTATAACAGACATGCAGGGTTTACCACAGAAACCATAGTCCAGAACATGGTTATGGCTAGGTTTGTCAACAAAATAGAAACACTAGAATCACTTGGGTGGCCATGGACTACCTTTGACCCACCAAAATGGCGAGCGGTTATGTCAAAAGGTGGTTCTTGGGGGTCTGCTTATATAGTTAGTACTAATGGCCGTAGTGTACCCAAGCACGAGTACATTGGGGGCTTGCTACGCAGCCTGTGGCAGCAAAAAGACCTAACAAGTGGTGCAACCACCTTGGCAAAAGCTCATGTGGCGCTAATGGGCTTACAGGGGCTTGGCAGTTTCATGGCTGCACAAATAATAGCTGACCTTAAAAACACAGAGGGTCACGAGCTTACTTATGCAGACGACTTTCGTAGTTGGTGCGCCCACGGTCCTGGAAGTTTGAGGGGCTTGGCTTGGGTACTTGGGAAAGAAAAAGTAACCCCTACAGAGTTTAAGCACCATATGCCATGGCTGCTTCAAGAAGTAACAGACCAACTGCATGGGTTGGGCATACCAGATATACACGCCCAAGACTTACAGAATTGCTTGTGTGAATTTGACAAGTATATGAGAGTATCTACTAATTGCGGTCGAAGCAAACGTAGGTATAATGGCACTTAATAACAACCACCAATGGGGAGAGACCAATGGAAAAAGTAGTAAGAGATGTACCAACCATGTTCAGCGAGATGATGATTCTCATGCACATAAATGGCGACCTTGAAGAAAGTAGGAATGGCAATGTGCTAACCCTACAGGAGCCGCTGACAATAACTGTAAAAAACCCAAAGCACAGAGTACTGCTAGACCCAGTGCGAAAAGCTAACCCATACTTCCATGCTATGGAGTTTATATGGATGATGTCGGGTAGCCAAGAGCCAGACTGGATACAACAATTTAATGGCAGGTTTAAGGAGTATGCAGACACCAACAACATGGTTGAAAAGCCTCTGATACATGGCGCTTATGGCTACCGATGGCGCAACCACTTTGGCCGAGACCAGTTAATAGCTGCTGCCAGAATGCTTAAAGAAGACCCAACCACGAGGCGGGTAGTGTTGTCTATGTGGGATGGGTCTTGTGACCTAGACACCCACCACAACGACCTACCCTGCAATACCCACATATACTTTAGAGTTGTTGATGGCAAACTAAATATGACAGTTTGTAACCGTAGCAATGATGTTATATGGGGTATGACAGGTGCCAATGCTGTACATATGACTATGTTGCAAGAGTTAATAGCCGCCGAAGCAGATATACCAATAGGTAGCTATATTGTATTCACCAACAATGCCCACGTTTACCAAGACCTACCCAATGCCACGGAGTTGCTGAACATAAGATACCCCATACTGCCAACCTTTGATAACTACGGGTTTTACCCTTGTGTGCCATTGATAAGCGGTTACGAAAAAATGGCTGACTTTATAGATGACGCCACATGCTTTGAAGCAGGTTTGATTAGCAGCCGCTCTGTCCTTAAAACACAATGGTTTAGAGTGGTGGCATACCCCATGTACTGGGCGTATATGGAAAGGAAAGATGGTGGCGATGGCTCTCATTGGGTTAAGCAAATATCAGACCAAAATTGGCGTATAGCGTGTGAAAAATGGCAGGAGTGGAAAGCATGAGTTATGTAAAGCAGGTGGGTGGAGAGCATTACGAGGGTACTGAGTACCAACATTGGGACATGGTTGTAGATACAGACATGAACTATTTACAGGCTTGCGCAACTAAGTACTTGCTGCGTGAAAAAGAAAACAGGTATCAAGACCTTGACAAGGCGTTAAGTTTTGTCAAAAAAGCTAATAAGTGTGGTATAAGAGCGCTGCACCCAGACGACTCTATAAGTCTGAACTTTTGGCTGGAGGGTGTAGACATACCAGTAGAGGTTGAAGCAGCCATATTGTATGTGGCTGATGCAGACTACTACGAGGCCTCAATACTTATTAATAAGTTGATGGATGACGAGTGCCAGAAAGAAATGAAAGGTTATGTAAACCAAGGATGATTAAAAAAGAATGGCTTTGGATGGATGATAAACAGAGAGACACTGCCTCTCCCCATCCCTGCGGTGCTCAGGGTTGTCTCATAGCACCAACTAAATTCCTCACCGAACAAGAGTGTAGCGACTTGGCGAACTTAGTCAAGAAGCTGCGCTTTACTTGGATAGACAGAGGCCACTTCTTTACACTAGGGGCGGCCACCTATCAGGATGGTGTGAGTGAGTACCCAGCCAGAGCAAACAGGTTAAACACCATACTAACTAAGAACTTTGAACCATTACTGCACAAACTGTATGAGTTTTACGAAGCATGTTATGAACAACCATGGGGTATTGCCCGTCCTGGATTTCACATATTTGACCACACCACCAATGGTCTTATGGGCAGTGCTCACATAGATGAGCCGTTTTCGAAAGTGGCTTGGCCTTCAAAAGGCTTCACCAACCCATTCAGCTTTACCATGCTTCTTGAACAACCTGCTGTGGGAGCGGGTATGGACTACTGGCCTAATGCAACGGGGGAAGACCTGCACAGGGTTATTAAAGAGGATATATACCCACCACATGAACACTTGCAGTATGAGGTAGGTGTTCTGTACACACATGATGGCTTATTCCCCCACCGCATAGCCAACAAGGGTGATATGTCAGATTCTGAACATAGAATAACCTTGCAGGGGCATGGCCTAACTTTAGATGATGGTAGGCGGCTACTGTACTTCTAACTAAATTCTATAAAGGGGTCGTAGTATTGGAACCCGCCCGTTAGTTCTGTGTCTTCGTCATACATATACTTAGCGTTTTCTGCAAAGAATATGTGCATCATAATCTTTCTATTGGTTCCACTATTAAGCGTGAATGTGTACTCAACTTTGGTAAAGTCTTCGTAATCATCTTGGTCTAGCATTGCGTGTTCAGTAGCCGTAAAAACTTCTGGTGTATAGAATGGACTGCTAACTGGGGCATCTACACCTTGGCCTGCCCAGTTATATCCTGGATTACCGAGGCTCCCGCTTGTAGGTAAAGAAAATGTAGCATTAGTGTGACGGATGCCAAAGTAATTAACGAATCTCCAAGGAGTCGAATTTGGCCCGAACGTATCCTGAGTTACAGCTATCCCCGCCCAGTTTAATGGTCTGAGTTTATCCCCAGAAGGTATTCTAATCTGTGCGCCAAATTTTACGGTAGTGGCACTATCTGGAACATTTAACTGCTGGCACCACTTAGTTGAATCTACCCATATAGCGGTGTTATCCATAGAGGTGTTGCTATCTATAGTGGTGAGTGTTGTGTGGTTTACAATCCTAGAGTTTCCACCTGCAACAAACCCATAGTTGCCAGCCCCTCTGTCTGCATTGTCATTACTTATTGTATTTCCTGGGAATAAATTAGACACACCAAATATCTTGTTAATTCTAGGAATAAAACCCGCTAAAAATGGGGCTAATTCATAATCACCCCAAGAATAAAGGTACTGGTTAGAGCACATAGTAGCGAATTGTGGGTCTATAAAGTACAAAGAGCTCCCACTAGCCCAAGCAGGAAGGAATGTTTCAACGCCAGAATTTTGTTGGTAGGTCAAAGCCTGTTCGTTATCTACATAAGTATATCCCACAGGATAGTTATCATTATTAAACTTAGAATTAAGCAGCACATTACTTGCACTGCTATCTTCCAAGCCTACACCACGAGAAGCCGCTACTATTCCACTACTCATTAAACAATCTCCAGAAGACCTGCACCAAAGATAAGATAGTTAGGTGCTGTTGAACTACCGCCACCAGCCGCAGCCGCAGCCACAACAATCTCTACTATTGCTCCTTTCTTAATAGTCCAGCTAGATGCCGCTGCCGCAAGGGTTACACCATCCATAATCCAAATATAGTTAGCTGTGCCAGAGGCATCATGGTCTATAGTTATTTCGGAGTCTGTTGGGTTACAAATAATCCAAGACTTACCAATGTCTGCCGCAACTGGAGTTGGCAGGCCGTAGGTCGTGTTGGTAGCACTTGCAGTATTGATAATACGCTTGCCAGCAAAACTATTAAAAGCAGTGTAGAGGATGTCAGCAGCGTTATTAACTGTAGCTTTAGAGTAAGCGAATGCGTTAGATGTTATGGTGCCTGTTACGTCTAAGTCACCTATTACGTCTATGCCTGTGTTTGTAGTCTGTAGTTTTAGAGCAGATTGCGCTCCCGTAGTCCCATACCACAACTTAGCCTCAAGTTCAGTTGTGCTAATTCTCGCAGCACCAGAACTTGTTTGTAACTCTATACTGGGAGAGCCGTACCCAACATATGGTGCTGGCGGTTTAATAACAGGGGTGGCTGTCCCTGTGATAACATCCCCATCTGTGAGTACAATATCCGTACCACCAGTGGCGCTACCCAGAGCAAGTGTTTGAGCTAAGGTTTCACCGCCAACACTACCCCACTCAATGCCTGAGCCAGTAGATTTTAGTACCTGACCAGCAGTACCTTGATCGGTAGCAATGGTTAGGTTATCTAAATCTACCGTACCTGTTACGGTTACGCCTGTAGCCTCAACTTGCAAAACATTAACATCAACGCCAGCTTCCTTTACCCAAATTTCGTACTTACCTTCTTCAGCACCTTGTTCCACAGCGACCGTCTTAGCTTGTGTGAATGCGAATGTTGCAGGGGCAGTGCCGCCTGTGAGGACGTCCACTTTGGCAATATAATTGGTTGGGCCTATCAATAGGCCTATAACTGGGTCACTAGTCCCCCCCGATAAATTCCTATTGTAGAGGTCTATAATTGGGTATCCGACAACAACACTAGGACTCCCAGCGGGAGAGTTTAGTTTGATGCGATTAGCCACCATATCGCCCGATATGTCCACGCCGTTTTCTGTAGTATCTAGTCTGGCGCCAACAGAACCAGTAGTCTGCCAGTACAATCGTACTGATTCTAAACCTGTAGTCAGCAATGGAGAGCCGCTGGGAAGTTTCACGGTAAATTGGGGCGTTTCAAGAGGTATAATATTGCTACTTGTAATTTTAGCATTATTAGTCATTTCTATATTTGTAGCACCAGTGGTGTTACCCAGAGCAAGTGTTTCAGCTAAAGTTTCGTTACCTCCAGCGGTATCTACATAACTCTTAACGGCAGCAGTTGTTGGTACAGTTGTATCGTTATCGTTTGTGGATACATCGGTAACAAAGTCAGTTATAGCTACAGTGCCAGTGCCGCTAAACTCACCAGCTTCTACCGTACCTGTTACATCTATGCCTGTAGCTGTAGTTTCTAGTTTAGTACCTGTGCCTGTGCCTCCAGCCCAGCTCAATAACGCCGTACCACCTACGCTAAACTTAGCCATTGTTCTAGCGTTGACGCTATCGACCATTGTAATAGAATCGCCATTACTTTGTATGCTTAGTATGCCTGTGCCTACATCTTGAATATAACTATTAGTGCCATTGTGGAATATCTGTAAGTCGTCAGAATCACCAAAACCTGCGTACTCACTGTCATCCATTCTTAAGCCGTCACAGTCAACCGTACCTGTTACGGTTACGCCTGTGTCTGTAGTTTCTAGCTTTGATGCTGTCTGGTTTAAAGTAGCTCCGTAGTAAAGCCGCACGAGAGTATCAGTAACTTGTACTCTAACAACACCCGCGCTAGTTTCTAATCTTGTCTCTTTGGCTGCTGCTGGCCTTAGTCTAATGTCGTCATCACCAAGGATCAAATCCCCATCACCTACAACAATATCTGTACCGCCAGTAGTATTACCTACGGCCAGAACATCAGCCAGTGTTATGGCACCAACTTCAGCCGATGTAGCCAGTGTTTCCCATGCACCTGTACCTGCAAGGTCGAACACTTGGAACGCAGCCATACCATTAACGTCCCTAATACGAGCTTTGTCTTTACCATTAACACAAAGTCGATAGTCGCCAGTTCCGGCTCTATATATACCGCTGTTAGTCTCGTTATTAAATGATATGGCGGGGATATTAACAGTGCCATCAACTGCCCTGAAGGAAGCCAACATACCACCATTACCGCTACGTGATAAACTGTCTGTAAGTGCCGCAGCTAGGTCATTTATTGTATCATTAGCCCAGTCAGCCTCTATAGGTTGGCCACCTACTACGGGGTTTAATGGAGGAGTGTAGTTACCGTTACCATCTCTTGACATTTTATAATCCTACTCTGTTTTTTACATTAGAAGCTGCTGTTAGACTCTGGTTAAGTACACCATCCCTTTGATCCATTGCTTGGTCATTGCTGGAGTCTGCTGAATATGCTTTAACAAACCCTTTCAAAGCTTCAACAACACCTGCGTCATCACCTTTTTTCATAAGATTTTGAAGTGTTTTTTGAGCACCTGTGTTGCCCATGATAAAATTTTGGAAGCCTTTTGTAGACACTGTACTGGCCAATAAACTAGCTCCAGGAATAACTCTTGCAACATTCCCCACAGCATTGGTAACGCCTTGGAAAAATGTTCTGGTGGCTAAGTCCGTTACGGAAACTGGTTGCCCAACTGTTTTCTGAAGTGAGGTTATAGTGTCTTCAAGCGGTGCGCCACTAACTTCATACACACCCCTAGCGGCATCGTCGTCTGCCTTAACTTTCCTACTAGCTGTGGCCAGTTGGTCTGGTGTAAATCTACCCTGCGGTGCTTTTTTAGCTGCGGCTGCGATAGCTGCTTGCTCTAAGCTGCTGTAAGGAGTGCGGGTTCCTTGTTTAAGTGTTCTTCTAGAAGCATCTATTGCTTTACCTACATCACCTGTTTCATCTAAAACTTTGCCGACAGTCGCCCCTCTGTCTTTTCCTGCAAACCTTGTCTGAAGAATGCCTTTATTAATTGCTTGTGCGCCTTCATCCGCTTGCTTTGTGAATGTTGCTTTAGCTTTTGGTAGAACTGAGGCGACATAAGCCCCCGCTTTAGCTAGTGTATCCCCAATGCCTGTGCTTTTAGGGTCTATAGATTGTTGCATTGGTAAAAATGGCCTTTCGCCTGTTTTAAACTCTGCTTGATCAAGTAATTTTTTAGCTTCTTTACTCTCGTTACCTATGCCACGAATAGTACCCCTGCTTAAACTGCGTAGGGCTGTGTCTACAATCGCATTGGTAGCCCCTGCTTGGGCGGTATTAACACCCCTATTACCTGCTTCACTTTGCGTAGCGCCTACCACACCACCTTCGAACAATGCGCCAGCCAGCCCCGCCAATTTAGTACCTGCCTGTGGTAGGTACTTCATAGCCACGGCGGGTATAGCTGCTGCCCCAAGTTTCGTTGCAAGGGCCGCTGTGGGAATGGCCGCAGCTATATCAGCACCTATTTTACCCGCTGTAGCGTACCCAGAGTCCATGTCTAAATTTGTATTCATGGATAACTCTTGTTGCCTTGCTTGGTCTCTAGCAGTGACCTCTTCTGGTGACATTAAGCCGACCATGTCTTTTAAATTGTCACCTATACGAGCAAGTTCCGCACCACCACTACTGAATGCGGTTAGAGTATTCTGTAGTGGGCCAGCCTTAAATAATCTTTCATACTTACGACCCACTTCTTCTGCTGGTGCTCGTTCTTCAGCTTGTTGCTGCTCAAGCATTTGGTCTAAGCTGATTGCTTGTGGTTGAGAAGCAGCTTCCTCAGCCTGTTGCTGTGCGAGTAGCTCGTCTAAGTTCATATCATACCTTGCTGGGTCATGTAAACTTGCTTATTAGATTCACTTAACTGGTCAAACTTAGCTTGGTCTTCAGAACTCATACCTTGCTTAAAAATGTCATACTGAGTGGGGTCAGTACCCGCCCCTGCACCACCTTCTGGTGGGGTAGACCCTCCCTCTTGTGTTTGGGTTACTAAATTACCAAACTTATCTATGTACTGGCTCTCAAACTCTGATAAACCAGTCCATTGCCACAAATCATCTTCACCAGCTTTCTCGAAACCTACTTGCTCAGCAAGTAAATCCATGGCGGCTACATTTCCTGGAATGTCTTGGTAGTTAGCTCTGGTGACGTTTATGTCGTTAGCTAGTATTCTATTAGCCCTAGAGGAAGCCATGCCCAGCCTAGCCTTGGCTGTCTCAGGGTCCATACCTCTCATCACCGCGAACGCTTGCTCCCAACTCTTGAATTCGTTATTTGTCAGAGTAGCACCAAACAAGTCATGGCGCTCTTGTAAACTATACCCTTGCATCAACTCACCCCACCACAACATAGATTTTTGCAGTTGGACATCTAATTCTTTGAACTCTTCTGAGTCTATAACATCGACAAGGTCGTTTTTGGCGAACTTATCCATAATTTTGTTTATAACACCTGTCTTAACTGCCTTACCACCGTAGTCAGACTGAATGTAGGAGGGGTCAAAAGTATCTATGGTTCGGTTTAAGCTACCTATTCTAGAAGCCTTGTTTCTGAACTCTTTCAAAGTGCTGCTGGGCATTGCTTTAGAACCTTTACGATTACCAGAAGCTGCACTTTCTTTTTCTCTCATCTCCGACATATTTATCTCGACTGTGTTACCTTGTGCGTCTTCAGTAACCCAACCACCCTTACCCTCTTTGGCCATGGGGTCAAACAGTCCCATAACTTCTACAGTAGCCCTTTTACCATCTGCACCTACTGGGCCAGTGTTGCCAACAAAGGTTCTAGGGGTTTTGTCTCTATCATCTACCTTAGCTGCCTCCCTAGCTTCTTTGGTTACAGCCCTAGCTTCTGCGGTCTGTTTAAGCGCCCTATCTTGCTCAATACCCTCTAACTCGTACTGCTGCTTCATAGCCTCAGCCGCTGCCATGGTTTGTGACAAACCTTTGCGCTCTTCTTCTAGATTTCTAACATCTCTGCGACCAGTAGACTGACCAATCATATCACCTATAATCTGCAACGGGCTGACCTGCCCATATGCGTCTGGTTGTATGTTAGCTCCACCCCGTAATTGCTGGGCGTAAGCGTATGGGTCTTCAGTTGCCTGAAAATCAGCCTGCGCCTGAGTGTTTGCACCCATAGCTTGTTGCAATTGTGAAAAGTCTATTGGCATTTTATATTACCCAAATAAGGCGGCTAGTGCCGCAATTGCGCCTAATGGCCCCAAGGCCGCTAATGCACTACTCATAGCGCCACCACCTGCTGCGCCACCTGCTGCTGTACCTACGCCAGTGCCTACGCCAGTGCCTACGCCAGTGCCTACGCCAGTGCCTACGCCAGTGCCTACGCCAGTGCCTGCTGCTGCGTTAGTTGCTAGTGCGCTCTCTAACGCTGCTGTACTGCCTGCCTCAACACCTAATGCGCCTGCCTCAGTACCTAATGCTGCCTCAGTACCTAATGCGCCTGCCTCAGTACCAAGACCGCCAATGCCACCATCTACAGGAACAACTCCTGCATCTACAGGAACAACTCCTGCATTAGCTTCTGCGGCGGTAGTTAGTGGGTCTACTGTTGACAATGCTGGGTCTACTGGCCCCATAGCTCCTGGATTTACACTAGGGTCGTTTAGACCAGCATCCATAAGGTCCATATTTTGTTGAATACTAGGGTCGTTGGGTAGTGCTTCGGTAGATGTTGGAGTACCTGTCATCCCACCATCAAATGACTCACTGATGAAGTCACTAATAGGCGACTTACCCGCTGCATTCATACCTTGGTTATAGAGGGTGGCTCCACCCAACATATTCATAGACCTTGCTGAGTTTTCAGCAGACTTAGAGGCTTGGTCAGCCCTTGCTTGTGCAATCTCTGCCTGTACATAAGACGGAACTTTTGCTCTGCTTACTCTTTGGTATGGTTGAAATAGTGCCATGACTAACTCCTATGATTTAATTTGACCTTGCGCGACTGTACCCGCCGCAGGTGCTTGTTCTTGTGATTGACCTGCTGGAGACCTGCTTCTGCCAGCTTTGTTACGTAAATTAGCCATTCTAGAATCCATGCTTCTTGGGCCGCCCATGCTTCTTGCAGCACTATTGTAAGCAGGCTGATACGCCAATTGCTGTGGAGCCACGGCGGTAACTTCTGGCCTAACCATACCCTGTTTGTTTTGTTGCTTAACCTTCTGCCTTCTAGCTTTATTACCCAATTTACCAAAATCTTTATTAGGGGTGCGGAGTTGGTCGTATTTGTTTTGCGCAGTCACCTGCTCTGACTTATCCTTGGCGTACTGATTCACTTGCTGGTTGTAAGCGTTTGCAGCTTGTCTACCAGAACCCAGTCTGTCATAATTATAACCACCGCTGGGTGTATTGTACATTGCACTTTTCAGCATATCACCTTTTTCAACAGCAACATCTTTTGCAGTCGCTCTATCAGAAGTAAGTGCGTACTTGTAAGGATTTTTGTTTTTACGAGATCTTTTACCCACTACTTGAGTCCTCTCAATTGGTCTGCATAGTAAGTGTTGAAGTCCATAGCTGAACCCGAACCTGCGACGGCGGCAGCGCCCATATCAGCCATAGACTGCGCATACTGTTGATCATCACTTATAACTTGCTGTTTGGCAGCCTGCTCGTCATTAGCTCTGGCCATTTTGCCAAACATACCCTTATCTCGGTAGTCTGCATCAAGGCCCATACGGGTTGGGTCTTTCATACTTGTTTTAAGGTAGTCTGCATACTCACCAGCCTTACCATCCAAAGCCCCTATAGGGTCTAACAGTTTATTTAGGTTCATGATCCACCTCCACCCGTTCCTGAGTCAGTTTTACCACCTACACCTTGTCCAGTTATTAAGCCAGCAAGTGTTGTTAAATCGTTGAGAGGGCTGAGGTTGTCTTGCTCGGCAAGTGAGAACCCACGTTTGCTGATGTACTCTTCAATTTTCTTATCTCTAAGCGCATTGGCAGCTTCTGTCTCTCCTAGTCTCATGTCATACTCTGAATCAAGGAGTTGGTTTGCGTACTCAGTTTCGCCAATACCTTGGTTGTATGTCTGGTCAATTTGCTGGTTTGCGTATTCCGCTGCTGCCAGTTCTTGGTCGTATGTCTGGTCTGTTTGTGCGTCTAGTCTAGCAATGGCATCAACATCTTGACCATACGTTGAATCAACTTGCTGGTTAAAGTAATCCACCACGCCAAATTGCTGGTCGTAAGCTCTGTCAGACTCTTCACCGCCACCAATAATAGCATTGTACCTTGCCTGTTCGTAAGCATCATTTTTAGTTGTCCCGAAACTGGCCATTGCGGAATCGTATGCTTGATCTCCTGGACGCAACCCTTTAGAACGAAGATTTACCTCCATTTCAGTTGCTTCGTTGCCATACCTTGCATCTAGACGACTGGCCTCTTTATTATAATAGGCGTCTTCTACGGCCTGACGACTGCTGTCATCAAACTCAAACTCTCGGTAATCCCCACGAACAGCGGCGTCTTGGTAATCGCCTCTTACAGGGGCATCAACATAGTCTTCTCTGCCTGTAATTTGGTTATACTCACCAAAGGCTGGGGCTACCGTTGCTTCACCAAACTGATCAAAATCAGGCGCTTCGCCCATTTCGTCATATATTCTGCCAGACAGGGCATTGGCCATTTCTGCCCTGTCAGCTATCTGCTGCATCATAGGGTCTACGGCGGCTTGTGCATTGGGGCTGAGGCTGTTTTCTTGAGTCCAGCGAGTAACCGTTGTGCCAGTAACAGGGTCTTTTTCGTAAGTTGGAGTCCATTCAACCCCACCAAGGTAGTTGAATTGGTTTGCCTTGTTAGCGTACATTTCGGCTGCGGCGGCTTCTCTATTTGCCTTGGCCTCTATTTTTGCTGCCCCAGCTACATCTGCTGGATCACTTGATTTTTTACCCATTATGCTGCCCTGTCTTGAATTTGATAGTAATTGCAATTTTCAGGAAGTAACTCTAATAAGTGAGAATCTACCCCTTTAGCAAACGCATTTTTCATAACACACTTCTCAGTAAAACCTATGTGCTCGTTTATTTTAAGACCTTTTTCTTTGTTACTAGGTACAAGGGCGTATATTGCAAAGCATTCTAGTGTATCGAAAGCCAGATTAGCTATGGTTTGTATAAGCCCATGTCTTAAACACATGGGCTTTTCTATTACTAGGTGGCATTGAACGCTTGCACCAGTATAGTTATCAAAAACCCATGCGGCAAGCCTTTCTTCCCCATCCACCATAATTATACCAGCACTGTCCTCCACCATGAACACAGGCAGTTTTTCTTGAAACCATTCCCAGTCACTAGCATCCATCTGCCTATAGGAAGTTTTCACAGTGCGTAGTTACCCGCAACCCAACTTATATCCCAGCTAAGTAGTACGGTTTTGTCTATCGCTGTGCCTCTTATGGCTATAGCGACAGAGCGCCCCATACCATCTGCACCTATTGTTACGTTGGATGGAGATCCATACTGGCCTTGCGCCCACAAAGCATTGTCCCATGTACTAATGTCCCAAAGTCCCGATACTAAAACCCCCTCGTCTGGTGGAGATACTGGTGTGGTGGGTTCGTTTATATTGTAGTCGTACAGCACTCTGGTGTTAAGCGTAGGTGCGTTAGAGGCTAGGAAGTCTGTCCTAACATACTGAACCTTTTTGTAAACAGTGTCAGCACCGAGTCTGCTGAAAGACGTAAGTATTGAAAAATTTATGTCGTCACCATTCTGCCCACTGGTAGGAGGTACTATTTTAACATTGTCCCTGTTCACATCCATTAGATACGCATTACTACTGGTAGCCCCAGAAGGTTCCGCTAATATGTAAACAGAAGTGTTCCAGTCTATAACAGCGGACATTGGGATGTCTCGCCAAAAAGACCAAGCACCCATACTCAAATTCAGTACATACTGTGTTGGTTGGGTAACTCCCGCTTGTGGGGTGTTTATGATTAAATCACCACGGCTCGGTGCAAATATCATCTGCCAACCGTAGCTGTTAGATCTTTGAGCCACGTCTTTTCTTAATAGTTTAGTGATTAAAAAGCTAAGGCTGTTGGGGTTACGGTTAGAATCACCCAAATCTACACCTTTCAAGATGTCAGACATGGCTATAACACCAAACTCACTTAAAAAATACAACTCCCCTGCGTACTCACTGGCAAATGTTCCACCTATAGGAGGCTGGCCAATGTAGAAACTACCTACGTTCTGCCAATCGTCTTGACTTGGGTCTATGCCTCTGTACGGTATTAGGTCACCACCTTCACCCACTGCAACTAGGTAGTCGTCAACCCCTGCACCGCCATCTACAGTCCAGTTAAATAGCCCAGCAATACCACCACCATACTTAAACTTAGAGCCAAAAAAGAAAGCTGTTGTTGCACCCGAAATTGCCCCTATACCCAAGTAATGGGCGTAGTTTTTGTCTCTTTCCACAACCCATATTCTTTGCTTGTGAACTATAACAAAGTTTACATCCTCTACCTCGACATCAGGGTTAGCACCTCCTGGAGAAATTAGGTTTGGCCTAACCCATAAAGGAGTTGTGGGGATCGATACGTTTCTTTGCCACAAACCATTACGGCTGTCGGCATACAACACATATTCGTCACCATTGTCAGCTGTGAATGCTGTAAATACGCCGTAACTAGCATCTGCAGATGTGTCTGTCCAATCATCTTCAGCCACCCCAGTAGCATCTGGTTGAAGCTCGTGAACTGGGGCAATGTTGTAATCAGTTATGTTCCATATGCCTTCGTTAGTCACCGCCCATAAAAAGTTACTCCCCGCTGTTGTGTGAGGAATTAAGGTGCCTGCTGACAAATTGCTTGTTTGCTCTAACCCTAAAGACCATTCTCTATAACCAGCTCGAAGCTCTACTGCACCTTCTTGTACAGTGAGGTTGTAACTGTAGATACTATTACTACCAGACATGGTGGCTAGAGGAGACCTAGCGTCTACACCACCTTGGGGTGCTGGGAGTGTAAGAGATTGAATGGTTCTCTCTTGACCTCTTTTAATACCTTTGGCTGTCGGTCTAATTGCCATAGCCAGTATCCCTCACGTTATAGCGACTGTTTAGGTACGGGAACCCTCTACGACTACGGCCTGCACTAAGTATCTTACCACCAGCACCATCTGCGGGCTGTACTAACCCAAACATCATATTTACATCGTCTTGGGCTTTTGTGCTGTCAAAACCCTTTGCCTCTAACCACTTAACTTTTAAGTAACGAGAAACTAATGTTTTGTCAAAAAGTACAATGTCTGCGCCATTGTTTATAATGGCCGTTTTAACCTCTGGCGTTGTAGGGTCTTGTACAAAGGTATTAGCTCTGTACTCAAAGTCTAAGACTAAGCCAGCAGGGGGTGGTTGAGGGAATACACTAAACTTACCATCTTGTAAACGGAAGTTGGCATAGATACTTTGGCTGACTAGGTCACGACCTTTTAAGTAAGCCCAGTCTTGTGGACTTAATGGCCCTAGTAATGGGGTGTTATTACTAAGCTCCCACCCTGTCTGCTGAATCATTGTTAGGTAGTCACTAGGTAAGTCGTATAGACCTGTGTCACCTACCGCTGTTGTTATGCTGTAAGACCTGTTTAAGTGCTCCCATTCACCCAACCAGCAAAGCTCCTCCCCAACTAATTGAAGAAGGACTCGCATCTGTACAAATTGGGGTTCGTTACTGGCCCATGGGTCAGTGGCGGGTGTTAGCCCAACCTCCGCAGCCACAGTATTTAATAGTGTATTCGCTGTTCCTGCGGTGGTTACTGGCATTAAGACTACCCTTCTTTAGGTTCTGGCCACTCGGCTTTAGCTTTGGCTTTTGCCTTAGCTTTTGGTTTTGAGTTTGCTATCAACTCTTCTATCTGGGCTTGCATTTTAGCAATGGTTTCATCACGCTGAGCTAACTCAGTCTGTAACTTGCCAGTGGTTACATCTTTCTTTGTGCGCTCTAACCATTCTTTTGCATCTTGCTTTAGTTGGTAGCCACTCATGAGTTTACCTGCATGGGTGTCTGACATACCAGCTAACTGCTCAACAGTCTTAATGTTTAAAAAGCTCAATTCTTCGGCCATACTTCTTGTAATCATAGGCCATTCTTTTAGTGGAGTACCTTCTAGCGGTTCCTCTACTCGGTTCTTGAACCTAGCGTAGTGCTCTGGGAAACGGTCTAAATCGCCAGCATGAGCTACTCGTACTGTAGCTTCCCTACTTCCAGGAATTGTTATACTAATATATAACCGATCTTTATATACTGCACGTTGTTGCTCTGTAGACTTCTCTTTGTCTATCATAGGTTTAAAAAAGAACTTAACCAGTAAAACTTTATCGGCTTCGTTCTGTGTACCTTCATTAAACAATGTATGGTCTACATCTCTTATGTCTTGCATCTTAACTTCCTTCTAGTAGGTTGGTGTGTAGCTTATGGCGCTACTTATTCTATAATAACTTTAAATTGACGTGACTACAATAGATCTTTTATCTTGGGGAAATGTTTAGCATAGCCTTCTAAGTTACCAACTCTTTCAGCTAGTATAACTATAGAGTCTAGTGCCTGTTGGTGGTGTTCCTCACACTTATCCAACTTATCTTCTGTGTGCTTTATCCTACTGGCTAAGGAGGCTTGGTTACTCTTCCAAAGCATAACCATACCCGCCGCCATCGCAACTACTATAGAGGTGGAAATCCCCACAACATCCACAACTTCCATTTTTAGCGTTCACTGTTCTTTGCTTCGCGAATGTTTTGACCAACTACTTTTAAAATCATAGAAAGTCCAGGAATTACTTTTTGTATTTTGATTGGGATCCATGCAGCTAGTACCGCACCTGTTCCCATAGTACTAAGAATTGCTAAAGCTAGGTCTAAGTAGTTCATAATTTTACTCCGTTGTTTTTACGATCTTTCTCTTGCTTCTACTTCATACTTATTGTTGTAGTAGCCGTTTTTATAACTCTCATACAGGTAGCTGGTGTAAAATCTCAACCAACCTAACCTTCTTACTTGCTCAACATGGATAAGTTCATGTTTTCTGTGGTGCTCTACAGCTTTTTCAGATTTGTAAATTATAAATGGGTAAAGGACAATTGCTTCAACCCACTTACTCCAGAAAAAGAATACTGGCCAAACGACTTCCCTTACCTTCATTACTTTACCCCTTGGTGCTCAAAACTGTAATGGTTGCCGTCATTGAAGCGACCACCCCAGCGAGCTAGTGGGTGTAGTGATTCCCAGTATACACCAAACTTTTCATGGTCTGCTGTATCTGTTAAGAAAACACCGTCTAAAAATAAGTTTAAATCTTGGGCTAACCCTGACAGATGGCAGGAGTTTTTATGTCCACCATCCGCAGCATTGGCTTTTTCAGAAACTCGACCTCTACCCTGCGTAACTGCATACCCACAACTGTAGATGTAGATATAAAGCAACCCAAGGCAGCGGTTAAATTCTCTTTGCTTATCACCGAGGCGCATTAGGTGTCAGTCGTACCCCATAACCACACGCCTGATGCGACTGTGTCGCCTGTGCGGTTAAAGTAGCCTGTTGACCCAATTTCAGCGTCTGCGGCGGTTGAACCAGTTGTCACATTTAACCCAGTGGTTGCTGTGAATCCAGGAGTTGTGTAATCAGCTTCTGTCAAGTTAGGCAAATCTGCCGTTTCTTGTCCAGATACCACACTATCACCACCCCATCCTAGGTTAGAGCTTTTTTGAGGGCCAGTAGCCACCAAAGAAAACTCATCGGCTGTGATTCCAGCTTGTAATGTACCAATACCGATTCCAGGAGCGCAGCTACCTGCGTTCATTCCAGAACTTGCACCTTCTACACTAGCGTCAGCTACAGCAGGGTTGTTTAGAGCGAATGCTAAATTTTCAGCAGTCATAATAATCTCCGTTAGAGTTAGTAAAAAAGGGGGTTTTTACGCCCCCCAAGCTACTAGAACTTATACACCATTGGCGTCAAAGCGGCCTTGGAACTGACGACCACTACAAGTTAAGTTACCAGCCCAAGCCATGATTTGCACTTCTGCATCTTGGTTTGTTGAGTAACGACGGTTAGGACTTAATGGAACCATGTTGCGACGAGCGTGTGGACGCCAGTGCATATAGTCAGTGTTTAGGAAGTAAGCAGTACCACCACCAACACCACCTGCAACACCGTCTGTCTGCGTTGGCCAATCAGCTGAAGGTAAGCGAGTTGTTGGGTGGCCAGCATACAAGCCGCCATCCAATACAACATCAGCGTCCATGTACTTGATTGTTACAAAACCTGCGTCAGCTTCGTTAGTGTTGCTGAAGCGTTGCTGGGCTTGTAAGCTATCTACGTAGATGCCCCAGATGTTGTTGTCAACAATGATTAAGTCAGTACGGTCATTACCACGAACCAAGCTAGACCACAAAGTATTCCACAAGCCTTGGATAGTATCTTTAGTTACCGCAGCGGAAGTGTTGTCACTTACAGCATTCTGCCAGAAAGTGTACGCTGCGCCATCAATACCACCGTAGCTGTTTGTTGGATCAACAGGAACTGCTGCATTAAGACCAGTAACTTCGTTACCGCCTGCGCCAGTACCGTCTGAGTACAAACCAGTAGTTAAAAGGTTAGACATAGATGATTCAGCAACTTTTAAGCGAGCTTCCATCAAATCGATGATTGCTTCTTTGCCGCTGTTTTGCAACATTTCTAAACCAGACATTACAACTGGAACTGCTGCTTGTTTAATATCAAACTCAGCTGCACTGATTACATTACTTACGCCAACTGGCAATAAGTCGTAGCCTGAGTACCAGCCGACATTTTTGTTTTCCGCGAAAGAAAGTTCTTGAAGAATCTTGTAACCACCAGAAAATGTTTTAACATTTCCTTTCTGGTTTAAGCGGCGTAATAAAGCGTTATTTGCTGTGACGTTATCTGCCACTTTAGCGGAACGGTTTGCAATAGTTGTTGCAAGCATTCCCGAATAATTGGGGTTAGCGAAAGCCATGAGGACTTCTCCTAAAAAGTTAAAGTTAAGTTACGGTTTTTGTTTGACCTGCTACCGAAGGCTGGGGTCTGGTGTTACATATAGTCTGCTACCGAAGGCTGAGACTTTAACGATCTAGGTGGGTTGTATTCTGCTACCGAAGGCTGGGAATACCCTAGTTCTCAGGCACATTACCAAAGAACTAGGGACAATGCAAGGGTTTATCCCATTCCAGATTCCCAAGCGTCCATAATGTCACTGCGTAAGTCTTGACCAGATGTTTCTCTTACAGGTGCTCTGGTATTGACACTACTTACAGAACTACTTGCGTTTCTCTTTTGTGTCAATGATTGAGCCGTTTGACGCTTATTCAAAACACCAGAAATTTGCGGGTTTATGGCAACTGCTTTGTCGTAAGCATCCTGCAAGCTGATTTTTTGGCCACGCTTAGTTGCTAGGTCAAACATATCTGCCATGTCTTGTTTAACATCTGCAAAAAACTCATTAGCTGGGTCTGCTGCAAATTGCTGGATATTTTGCTGCGTAACTTGTTGGGTTTTTTGCTGCTGCTGTTGTTGAAATTGAGTAACACCATTCATCAACTGGTTTACTGGTGCCATTCTTTCTTCTATCATTCTTTCAATGTCGGGGTTGCTACCTTGTTCAGGTGCTGCCATCTGTTCTCCAGTTATTGTAGAAGCTATTGCAGAATCTAAAGTGTTTAGATCTACACCATAATGACCTACTAAACTGGCCATGGCCTGAGCCTTTTGCTGCGGGCTACCCATGCGTAGCACAGACACAGTATTTACTATGCCCTCTAAGGCCTCCATTGGGTTGCCAGCGCCTTCTGCAGCCAATACTTGTTGGTAGCTACCTACAAATTTGTTTACAGTGTCAGCAGTCCTTCTGGCTTCAGCAGTGCCTTGCATAGCTGTGGCTATTTCTTGCTCACGCTTTATAATTTGCTGCTTAACCTTTTCAGGGGTAGCACCCCACTCTTCACGGGCTTCTGGGCTAAATCCCATAGGAGCCTTAGTCTGGTCTTCCCCCGCTGGAGATTCAGCGGCAATCGGAGTAGCCTCCTCTTTCTCCTTGGGGGAAGTTTCAACTGGTTTTTCTTCCTCTTTTTCTTCTTCTTTGTTAGCGAAAAAGTCACCTGCTAACTCAGGTACTTCCTCTGTATCTATATCTTCAAACTCACTTTCCAGCAAGTCACGGATACTGCCTTCTTCTTCAATTTCTTCTACTACTTCATTTTCTTCTGACATCAGGAATATTCCTCTAGTATGCGGTGGATTGATTCTTTTCGTTCTTGGGTGGCGGCATGGCCCTCACCTAACCTAGCGTCTTCTCGCGCTAGTTCTTTCTTTCTGTAGTACTCAGGACTATAGTCACTAGACTGAGTAATACCATGGTCTTTCATGTGCCTGCGTAACTTACCTCTGTCATCTATGAGAGAACCATCTACTGGGGAAGTGAATGACTCAAAATCCCCCTGAGCAAAAAAGTGCCGCTCTGTAGTTGGCCTTACGTACTCATGCCTTGGAATTAACTTACCCGTAATTGGGTGCTGTATCCAGCTAGTACAATTTCTATCTGTTCTACTCACTTTCTGAGTCCCCCCGTTTAGCGGCGTTGATTTCTTGAATTTTAAGGGCTGTTTGAACCCCCAACTTCTCTATTTCAGCCATTACCGCTGCAACTTGCTGCTGGGCATTGATTTCACTGGTAACTTGCTCAGTTTCCATCTCAACCTGTGCTTTAGTAACGATTTGCTGAATGTCGGCCTGCATATCTGCAGATATCTTAGCTAGGTCAGCTTCCACGGCTGCCTGTGTTGTCATCATATCTCTTTGTGTCTCAGACTGAATCTCCACCTGCTTGTTCTGGGACTTCATTTGCTCTAGCTGCATTGCGCTTTGAGCTTTAAACTGCTCTAATTCCATTGCGGCTACAACCTTCTGCGTTTCCATCTCAAGTTTTTGCTGATCTGGGTCTGGCTGAGGATTCTGCTGATCTTCTGCCTGCTTTTGCTCGGCTTGCATAATAGCTTTATCCAACACACCTTCAATATCTTTACTGCCTTTAAATCCAGCAAGACCCCACTGCAACATCTGCAATAAGAATGGTGTAGATTCTGGCTGTGCTTCCATCATTGGGGCAGACATCTGCAAGTATTTTGACATTGTATCTAAGAATTGCGTTCTTTCTGCCTGCTTTTGTGAAAAGTCAACCATGGCTACAGATTCTGGTTTAATCTCTATCCTTAACTTAGACGCATCCCAGTCTTTTAGCATCATCAACCCTTCCATAATCATTTCGGGGTCTTCGTTCATTGACTCAACATTGGCCAACTGCGCCATTCGCTCAAGCTCAAAGTGTTTACAAATCAACTCACCTTTAATTTGCATTAAGTCGGTTACGAACTTAGCAAACTGGTCTTGCATAGCTTGAACCCGTATGCTTCCGAACTTAGCCTTCATTTGCGACTGGCCTACACCTTCATACTGGCCACTTAATTCGCCTCGCATAATGTCACTCATGCCAGTTACTTGCTGTAGCAGGCCAATCGTCTCATCACGAACTTCTCTAAGGCGGCCAAGTGTCTCAACAACGTCTCTGATTGGAAACCAGTCAATAACACCCTGTAAACCACCTTTTTCACTAAGCATTGCCCATTTTTCTACAGGTATTAGGTCATTATCCATACCTTCTTCGAACATACGGCCAACTTCATCACTACCTGCGTCATAAACACCGACTACCTTGACAGCTTGGGTAATTACACTAATTCTTGTCTGTAACTCGTCAATTTCATTGTACAAGTCCTGCGCCATGTGGAAGTCACTTCGCGGCAGGTACAGTGTTGTGGTGCAGTTGGCTAAAAGGAAAGGTGCGCATGGGAAGAACCCAGAAAGACCTAGAAAGTCTTCTTTTGTTTCTAAAACTTTAGAATACCCTTTTGTATACCAAACAACCTGCTTTTTAGTCCTGTCCCAAATCTCCCAAATCTCTGCTACTTGCCACGGGCCATCATCACCATCTATTTCTATGTCTTCTTGCGGGTCAGTAGCTGTTTGCTTCTTATACTCCAATGCCTTGGCTACGTCTTCGCCCCAACGCTCCATTACTTCGTCTTTTTTCATGTAGCTACGGAAGCCAATCCAAGGAATGTCTTTAAATGTACGGCTCCAACCCCAGCAAACGTCTTGCCAGTGAACATACTCTACTGGTGCGGCCTCATCTTTGACATACTCCATACCCATTTCATCTTCGCAGACTTCGCAGTTGTATCGTACTTTGCTACACCCTAATCCTGGGATAAGTCTATCTTGTAAATCTGCTCTTAGTACAGTGTCGTACTCTTCACCATTGCACTGGATGTCATTGGTGAGAATACGCTCTAAAATGTTGGCCGCTACGCGTCCAACATCGTCTTTGGGGTCATTATTTGCCCTCATGACAGTAACGCTAGGAAGGTTGCTGTACATCAAAGACTGCAAGGTGGTTATGTTGCTGTGGAAAAGGTTCAGGCGAAAGATATTACTTGAAAAATTGTCATCCTCTCTGCGCACATTACCGCCAAGGAATCGTTGTACAACTTCTGTACCTTGTCTATGGAATGAGTTTAGCATCTTCTTAGAGGCTGTAAGCTCTTCATTCCAGTATTTATACTGTCCAGCAGGGGTTGGTTTAAATTCTTCTCTACTGTCTATGCTACCGCCTGTTTCAGACATTTTAAATCCTCGATTTTTGGAATCTACGCTTGTTTCCGCGCTCGTTCTCTTTAAATAACTGGTTTAGGGTGAATTTTTGGGGTTTTAACAGTGGCTCAGGGTCTTTGGTACTCTCATCTTCGCATTCTACCCTGTCTTGCACTACTAAAGCAAGGTAACGGAACGCATCAGAGCCATTACTTGACCAATCGTGTAGGGGTGCGTCACTAAAAGACTTAGTTAGCTCATTAAAGCGTCTTCGGTATGCCCTTAGCGCCTCGACACCCTCGTAACACTTGTCGCTGTTGATATAAACACTGGGGAGAACCTTACGGGCGGCATCTATACCATGTTGGCGGCTTAATCTTGGCACAACCATCACTGGTAAGTCCTCGTCTAACATCTGCTCCACAGTAGACCGTCCCGTCTGCAGAGTTTTAGCTACTGCGTCATGTGGTAGCCATATCTTGTCAAACAAGTAACCCTTACTTCTCAGCATATCTATATAGTGTTGCAGGGCTTGCCCTTGGTTCTCGTAATAGTCAATTACTTGGGGCCGCTTGCCAACAGGCTCTTGCCAAAACCACCAAGCGCAACTATCACTGTAACCTAAGTCGCAAGCTACCTGAACTGGTAGGCTAGGATCATAACGGGCTACGGTAGGTGATATCACACCGCTCTTTTCTAAGTTCTCTACTATTGCACTGTAGTATGTACCCTTGACCGCAGCCAAAAAGTCACACTCCATTTCCTGCTCATACTCTTCGTCAGCCATCTGAGCTTTCATTTCTGTAAGCTCAGACTGGTTTATAAGTCCAGACTCACTAGCCTTTAAAGTTAGGCTGTACCATCCTGGATCACTTTCTGCCCTTACTGATATATCGTAAAAGTGGTTCTTGCCCTTGGGTGTGCCGATAAAGATAGCCCAGCCCTTACGGTCAACCAAGGTGGGGAGTACAACCTGACCCCACAAACTAGGTCGGCTATCGCCAAACTCATCTAGTACTGCGCCGTCTAGGTAAAGTCCCCGCAAAGCATCTGGGTTATCCGCACCGTACAATGTAATCCAGCTACCATTGAAAAGCTCAACCCGCAGCTCAGATTCGCGAATCTTTACAATAGCATCACCAGCAAACTCTTTTAAGTACACCCATGCAACATCCTTAGCCTGCCGATAGAACGGAGCTATGTAAGCGTAGCGGGCATTCTTCTTGTTTGTGTAACTGGCTCTGGCTATCATCTCGTTTATGGTAGCTACTGTCTTGCCACCACGCCGATGCACTACCAAGCAAGCCCAGCGCTCTTTTCTGTTATGCAGAGGTAAGAACTGCTCTCTAGGTTTATAAGCTAATTGTATCTCACTCATCTAGGGGACTCTTCGGTAGGATGTGCTTAATGACTATGTCTGTACTTTCGCCTAGACTGCTGGTGCTCTGGCTTGGTAGCAACTTAGCATACAGCTTAAAGAACTCCTTTGGATTCTCGTCTGCCCAAAGTGCCAGCCTAGGAGTACCGCCAATAAGGTGGAAGGCATTGTCGAAGGCTTGGACTATCTGTGCTCTGTTGAAGCCAGCACCACGGGGGATTGTAATGCTAGTGGCCTTGCGCTCTGCAAGCTGGGACATTGTTTGCTCCCAGTCTGTTATCTGTACTACTTGCTCTTGCTGCACAACTTCTTGGGCTTCGTACTCGTCAGCTGAGATATACTCCGCAGGCACGTCCACCAAATAATCTGGTTTGTCACTCATTGGCTACCTTCTGTTCTAGTGGGTGTGGCTTGTATAGTTTAAACCACTGCTCTACGCCAGCTTGTTTGTTGTTCATCTGGTCTTTACTTGTACCGCTACGACCTAGCATTCTGTCGTAGGCTACCATTCTATCTACCCATACTACCAGCACTAACGGAGTAAAGCCATAGAGCTTGGCTTGTTTAATCCAATAAGACTTCTGTTTCTTGGTGGGGGCGCAAGCTGTAAGTACGCAATCTTGGTTTACGTACTTTTGGTAGTCACGCTCGGTGCCTAGGTCTTTGTCGCAAAGGTGGTGGTTTGGGTACTTGGTTCTGGCAGTTGTGGACTTCCCACTTCCAGGACTACCCGACAGTATAACTAACTGAGGCATTAAGCCCTCCGTGCATACATAGTGATTTTAAATGGCATAATTTAAGAATGTGATGAGAGACACTATGGCGGATTTTATTTTAAAAAGCAAAATATTTTTTTGCCCCCCCTTTTTGGTAATAATACCACTTGCACACCTACCATATGTGTGCTACGTATGCAACACTGTATGGGTATACAGTGTTGCATGTTGGCATGGTTTATGCTGTTAATTGGTCGGCTGTCGGTGCAATAACGGCCATATTTTTAGGCGCTACAACTAACGGTTGCTTGCCCATTTTTAGCGCGTAGTTTGCAAATTGTGGGTTGTTAAATTGCGTAGCCATAAACTGTTTAAGGTTGCCAAGTGTA